GAGTGCCGTCAGTCTTAGGCAGAGGGCCGTAGTTGTGTCCCCACTTTTCAGATGCCACAATGGAAAGCATCTGGCAGCACTCCAGTGGCATTTTGACAATGTGTTTATCGGGGAGACAAACAGCACTTTCAGCAGGCCAAGGAGATGTTGCAAAGATGTTCATTAGAGGCAATACTTTTGTACATAATGTAGAACTTTTTGAGGTTTACTTTCCAAGTAGTATGCCTCATATTCCCGATCATAAGATCCAAGAGCAAATGTACTGGATCTTTTTACTTCATCTAGTTTATCTGAAGAAAGGGGCATCATTTTTTTTGGAATACCTAGGGTAACAGGTCCAAAAATACCCATTACTCCTTTACTTTTACAATTTTGTGCAGCGTGAACTGCTTCGTGATAAACAGTTTCATTCAGATAATGACGCAAATCCCAACCTCCATTTTTAATGTTTGTAGTGCAAATTACAAACTTTTTAGATGAATGTTCTAGATATCCAAATGTTCCTGTTTCTGATCGGCAATACTGTACATTTTCCTGAATTTTAAATTTTGCACTGACAAGATTACTAATAATTTCCCTGCCAATGGGAGTCAAATAAAGAAGAAATTCCATCATCCAAAAGTTGAATCGGGTTCCAGAGCAATATAATACTTCAGATTATACTTGATGTTCGTGAACTGTGACAAAAGTTTTTGTGACACAACCACGTCATAAGCACCAGGAATAATCTTAATGTTTTCCACTTTAAAGTTAAAAGTGAACTCTTTATCAGTTTCACCAACGACGATGGCATACTCGTTAGAAGTATCATTCTTCTTATCACGAACAACCAATTTGATGACACCTGCTTCACCAACAGCAGAAAAATCAGGAAGTTGATAAACTGCCGCTGCCTTCACCAGTTTTTCTAGAGAAGCACTGTCCAGTTGGAAACAAACATCTTTGGAAGGAAGTTGGATTTCCTTTTCAGGAGGAGAGATAATTACGTTAGGATCAGCATAAAAATACTTCACCCGACGCTTGCCTTCTTTGATGCTGAGGTAAGATTGTTCAGTAAAATCAAGATCAGGATCTTGATGCAATCCCAAACCATTCAGAAACTGATTGAGATCATAAACAGCAAAGTCACGAGGAAACTCTTCCGTAATATCTGCTTCTGCAAGGATATTTTTAGCAACAGAAATAGTACGAAGTTTGTTGCCTTGTTTGACAAGAATTGAGTTGTTAATACCAGCAAAATTCTTGAGAATGGTAAGAGTATTATCAGAAAGTTTCATTTTATTCATCGGAATTCAGTAAGACCATTATTTTGACGGGAATAGTGTCCGTCAAAGTGGAGCAGAAGCATAGCATAGTGAATGACTTTGAGGAGGTCACGCTTATTACGTCCATCTTTATCACCATAACGGCTACCATACTTGAGGATGTTTGCCTGACAGAAGTGAGCGGCAAGATCTTTTGCTGCCATCAGGTCAATCGTTTGAGTGTCTTTATATGCTAAGTTGTGACCGCAGTAATGACTACCATAGGTGCTAGTCACATAATCCTGAATATCTTTCAGGATCTTATCTTCATTGTATTTCCAAAGATGGTTTTTAGTTTCGTTCATTTGGGGATTGTTAATCAAAAATTCAAGGTCGCTGTGCCCCCAAGGACGCATACCATCGTCAACAGGGGTTTTTTCAAGATTTAGAGTTCCATCACCACCATCTGACAGTGTGAATTGATAATCTGAATAGGGATACTCGTCCATAACGATAGGTTTTTTGCAATTGTTTGGAATATCAGGATACATAGAATCTAGATATTCCTGCATCCAGTTATTACTCATTATATCAGAACACCTCTACCGAGTCAACTTGTTCGATGGTAGGAAGTTGAAAATCAGCATCCACCTTATCATAGAGTTCCAGGAAGGACTGTTTGGTTTCTTCATCAAAGCGGTTCACACACACTTGGATTGCCTTTGCCTTGTCTTGGAAGATGCTATAAGCACGGATGATGTGAACCAGGCGGCGGGTGCTGATGATTTCCTCAATACCACCATCATAGAAGGTCTTGCGAATGATGTCTGCCCAATCCACCAAACGCTTGCAGAAGTCGCGGTCTTCCACACCCAGATCCAGAGCAATACCTTCCAGGATTTTCTGCTCAGTAGCAGGAGCAGGGTAAGACTGCTCAAAGGTCACAGGGAAACGCTCAAGGAATGCTTCGTTGAGCACATTAGTGCCGATAAAGCGACCGTCATCAGAACCCTTGCCTTTCGTGTTAGCCGTAGCAATCACATTAAAACCAGAGGCAGGTTTTACAAAACGACCAATCTTCTTCAGAAAAACACCTTTACCTTCCAGAATGGATTGCAGACACAGGATTTTATTGGAAGCAAGATCCACCTCATCCAGCAGCAGCACAGCACCACGCTCAAGTGCTTCTACCACAGGACCATTATGCCAAACGGTTTCACCGTTCACAAGACGGAAACCACCAATCAGATCATCCTCGTCGGTCTCAATCGTAATATTAACACGAATCAGTTCACGCTTAAGTTGAGCACACGCTTGCTCCACAGAGAGCGTTTTACCGTTACCCGAAAGACCCGTAATGAACGTAGGATAAAAAAGACGGGACTGAATAATTTTCTTAAGATCGTTAAAGTTACCAAACTTGACGAAGGTATCATCTTTGCTAGGAATGAGGTTTTGTTCGACAGCAGGCAGAGCAGCAGGTGCTTGGTATGCTTGCTCCATTTTACCAACAACAGTCGGAGTCACTTCCAGATTCCAGCGACCACGACCAGTTTTGTAACTCTCAAGGCGGCGAGTCACAGTCTGATAGTTCAGACCACGAGAAGCACAGAAACCCTTAAGGTCGCCAGTGGTAATATCAGAACCATACAGTTCTTGGATAGAAGCAATCAGTTGTTCGTCGTTCACAGAAGATTTACGAGGCATTGTGGGGGTAGTTGTTTTGTTTAACTGAAGTTATTATAGCAATAAAAAAGGGGGGCAGTAGTACCCCCTGTGACAGTTTGGAAATTGGACTTATCAGTCCATTGTAAATCCCTTTTTCTTTTTGGTCTTTACAGGAGCTGGTCTCTCAAATGGTGTACCCTCTTGGATAACTCCATCATTATCACCATCTCTTGCATTTTCTTTATACCCATCTAATTCTGGTTCTGGTGTTAATCCTGGATTAAGAAAAGCATCGGTAAATCTGCCCATTGTTTTTAGGAAGAGAGTTTAAAATTATTTATCAGGCAATAAGTTCCACAAACTCCCCAAGAATTTTTTTATTCATTTTTTTACTTTTAAGACTCTTTACAAAAGCACTTTTGATTTGTGCCTTAGAAGCATCTTCAGCAACATCAAATTCAATATCCTGAGAAAGGACACTAGCAGAAAGTCCAAAGTAAGTATGATATCCCGATTTTTTGATGGAGAATGCTTTTTCTTTTTTCCAAGAACTGATTACTTTATCATACCCATCACCATACCAACCATAATATCGACGGATAAACTGTCCAGCATCACGCCCCTCAAGAACGCGAATACCAATAAAGTTAATATCAGTAAAACGATCTCGAAGATTATGCAACAGAATGTCAGTAAAACCACTCCACTCAACATCACAAGAATAGGTGTTACCAGTTTTACGATCACGAAGGAAAGCATTAGGACCGATGTGAGCGGTTCCCAAGAAAGGTTCTTGTTCCCAGCGACGCTGAACCTCACGATGATACTTGACCATACAAGCTTCACCATCAGTCAAAACAACACACTGAACTTTCTGGAGTTTGTTCTCTTTCTGGAACTTGGGCAGAATCTGATGAAGAGAAATGAGTGCTTCATTCAGGGGGGTTCCAGACAAACTCAAACCAGTAGGAGTAGGATATGAAGAGTGTGTCCAGCGACCGAAAGAAGTAGCAAGACGGAACAGGTTTTTCATCTGCTCATCAAGAACTTTACCATTTGTCTTACTAGTCAGTAAATTCATCATAGAAAACCACTCACCAACCTGAACCAAACCATCACGCTTTTTGTAAGCAAGTTCCCGCAGATTATCATCACGGGACACTAAAGGATAATCACAAGTAAAGGCATAAACCTCAAATGGAATCGCAACTTTCTTACAGAACCAAACAAGGTTAAAGAGTTGCTTGATTGTATCCAACATCACATCACCCATAGAACCAGACCAGTCCAGAACGAACACCAGACCGTGATTCTTACCATCGGCAAGAGTCGTTACCTTGCGGAAAAGGTCTTCGTTGTATTTGTAAGTGTGAAGTTTGGTACAGTCAAGAACACCAGTACGAGCAGTAGAAGCACGGGCATAAGAGTCTGCTGCCTTACGACACTCAAACTCTTTCACCAGATAGTTGACTTCCTTTTGAGCAGAACGTTTAAACTGACTAAACTGAGTATCAACATAACGAAAAATAAGTTCTTGTGTGTATTGATTACGATCAATCCACTCATCCCATTCTTCACGACAACGATTGTGAATTTCAGAATTGGAAACAATAACTTTCTCTAAGTCAAGTTGAGGAAGTTCTAGATAGACATTTTCATACCCATCATTATTCACAAGTTCTTTGATTGCTTCCTCAAGATTATCCATCGTCTTAACTTCAGGTTCTTCATCCCGCTCACCACCCATAGAAGACTTGATTTGTTGTTGCTCAGAATCTTGCTCAGAAGCAGCACCTTCAGAACCATCAGACTCAGGTTGATCATTCTCACCTTCCTGCTGGTCAGAGAAATCAGATTCAGGTTGCTGACTCGTACCAGAATCCTGAGATTTTAGACTATCAAGTTGAGTCTTGATTTCTTCCTCTTGCTTCTGCTTGCAGTATTTGTAGAGTGCCTCTGCGGCAATCAGAACATCTGCAAAGGTTTCAGTATCAGCAATCAGGTTGATGATTTCAGTCTCTTCACCAGACTCAACAGGAATATCCACGTAGTTACCAATCTTGAACCACAGGTTAGCACGGTCGGCAAGATTATAAGTTTCGAGATTGTCGTTTTTGAGTTGGAAGAAATCATCATCGGCAAGTTCTTTATAACCGCTGTAGAAGGTCTTGGCGAGACCAGGATAACGCCGCTTCATCAGTTTCTCAATACGGGCATCTTCCACCACATTCACAAACTGCGGGGAAATCTTATAAGTCTTCATCCAATCTTCATCAGGCGTATAGAGAGCGTGTCCGACCTCATGTCCCACCAGAAGGTCATATACGGTGTTGCTTGCCTTCTCCCACAGAGGCAGAGTCAATACACGAGTATGAACGTTAAACTGTGCGGTCTCTATTTTCTTGTGCTCAACCACAAGGTCTTCAGTAGCAAGCAGTTTAGCAAGTTGAGACTTGATTTCGTGGCGGACGGTCATAGGTCTGATGCGTATGAAATCATTATACAAAAAAAGAGGGTAGTGAAACCCTCTTATGTGCCAGTTTGTAAATTGGACTCAAGCGTCTTTTACTTGTGTACGTGGTAACATTTTCCACCAATCCTTACCATGCTTTTCTCTCATCTCTTTTGCTTTTTGATTTGCTCTAACAGCATCACCATAACTATGCTTATTTCCAGGACTATCAGGATCCATTGACTCAACAATACTCTTCAACCACTCTTCACTCATATTTGCCATAATAGCAAGAGCTGCCTTGTTGGTATCAGCATAACCTTCATCAAGAAGATGTGAGAGAATAATGTCGTAGAAATCATACTCATCCGCTGTAAAGGATCCAGATCCAGCTCCACCACGAGCACTAGGTCTAAATGATGCAGGAAGTCCAGACCTTTCAGATGCAGAAAGCGGTAGAATTTTTCCACTAGACGTTCCAGAATTTCCAAGTCTACCAGATGGTCTATTTGATCTCATTATTTTTCTTTGATGCCTGGATTCTGGTGCCGTTGCAGCACCAAAAACACCAGCTGCTATACCCGCTGCTCCAGCTTTTTCGGCTGCACTAGGTTGTTTCTTTTTGTTATCATTCTCATCAATTTGCTCAACTTCTTCTTGAGTATGAACTTGCTGATAGGCTTCCCAAAGACCGATAATTTCTTGATCTCTCATTTTTCCAAGACTTTTTTAGTTATTTATAAAAAACGAAGAAAAACGAAGAAGCGCCCCCAGAGAGGCGCTTCTTGAGTGCTTGGCGACGTGCCTTTGCTTGTCGGAGTGCTTGCGGTTTCAGTTTCCGCTTTTGCTCCTTCTTAGAGTGGTGTTGCCAGTTTGGAGTGTTTGCCATCTTGGGCTCCGTGTATAAGACCATTATACCAGCAGAAGAAAGAATCCAAGATGGGATATGCCACTTTAGAAACCGACTCCTGCTCTATGAATATCGTTAAGTTCACGAATGTATTTAACAAGTGGACTATCAGAAAACTGCTCCAACTCATAATTATCTTTAATGAAACAGTGCCCACCCCACCCAAAACTGCCGTCCCATCCAGGAACTTGGGTGTGAGATTCTCCAATACGAACATCCATTCCAGCCATCGAACGAAACTCATCAAAGGTAGATTCACATCCAAGATACTTATGAATACGATACAGTTCATTGTAAATGGTAACTTTAGATGCTAGAAAGAAGTTCTCTGCATATTTAATCAGAGCAGCACTACGAATATCAGTAATACCAACTCGTTTAGATTTCAGTTTGGGAAGTCTCTTTACGAAGATACGAGCAACTTTTTTAGCAGCGACTCTATTACCACCAATAATGCAGAAATCTTGGTTCTGGAACTTCTCAATATTGTGACGAGAATCCAGATATTCTGGACTATGAAGCACATGTATCTTCTTATATTTTTTCTGTGCTTCGTAGTAATAGTTTGGGTTAGCAGTTGACTTACAGCACACTGGAGTTTTGCCGCCAATATGAGTATTAACTTGATCCAAAATATTATCGAGGAGACCGTGATTGTTTTCTTTAGGAGTATCTACACAAACAAATACAGCATCAAATTGTTCTCCAGAGTGATTAGCGACAACATCATCACTCAATTTAGGATCGATAATTACCTTTTCATCATCGGCAAAAATAGAGGCAACGGCAGATCCAACATAACCGTGCCCAACAATCATTACTTTCATACGATCTTACTAAATCCTTTTACTTTATCAAATTTTATCACGTTTTCGAACTTATCATGAAGTTCTGACTTGTGAGAGATCACAAAGATGTTAGCATCTTTGATCACATAGCGGATGATCTTAAGGAATTCATCAGTTCCAAAACCATCAAGTGAGGAATCAAATACCTCATCCATAATCAGCAGATTGGTATTAACGGAGTTTTTGACTCGGGCAACTTCTCTCCAGGTGAAGAGAAGGGCAAGGTCGATTCTCATTTTCTCACCTTCACTGAATGAACTATATGAAAAGTCTTCGTGAATGGGTGATTTTACCGTTTCGTTAAACTCTTCATCCAGATGGAAGTTAATATAAAAATCCATCATCTGAAGATAACGATTCACCTGCTGATTTATGAACGGAA